ATATCATAATGCTAGAACATCATCTATTCCACCTGTTAGAGGTGCAGATTTTATATACAAAAAAACTTGCAATTAATTGCAGAAAAAGCTTGACCTATATAGTATTTCTTTCGTATCTTTATGTATGAAAAATGATAATAAAACGAAAGGAAACACAATGGGTAACTTCGAATACTCACATAAACCAAAAAGATATGAAGATATGGAACTGATATTTAGTGTTGGTTCTGTTATAAATACAAAGAATGGTATGGTCTATCCTTTGAAGAAGGCCTCGGGAGCAATATTGTGGAACGAAGGTTTTAACATTGTAGATGCTTATAACGATTATGATAACAATTACAGGTGGTTTTTACAGATAGACGTGTTTGACAAAAAGATAGTAAATAAAGTTTTATTAAAGTTATTAACAAAAAATGTGAAAAAAAGTTAAAAAAACCTTGACTTATATAGTAAAAAAGCCATATATTCATGTATGAAAAATAAGGAAAATACGATGGTTACAATAAATGAAGTAAAAACTATGTTCAATGATAAATTTTACGCACCAACCTATCAAGATTGGAGAGTAGATAAGGTAAAGGCTGGTAAGGATATTGTTGGGGCAAAGTATGAAGATTTTAGAGAAACCTATTACGAGAGTATGGGGTTTGAAATAGGTGATGGAAAAAAGATATTCGGTACATCTTATGATTGTGATACCGTAGTTATGAAAGATGGTGAAGTAGTTATATTAGAAGAAGATAAAGCCCATTATGTAGATAGTTGTTTTTTAGGAAGAGCTTTGGCAAATTGTGCCGAGGTAATGAACCAAGTTTTAGAATTGGATATTCCTGCACCTTATTTTGTATTAAGTTGTTCAACCAAAATGAATAACTTTCAAGAAATATTTGATAAGAGAGTTAGGTTGTACAGAGAAGATATACAAGAATTAATTAAAGAAAAGTTCGTTTATTTACCATTGTGTCAACATGGTAGAGTTTCAAAAACCAAGTATTTCTTAACAGAAGAAACTTGTTTTGAATTAGATAATGAACTACTACAAAACCAAAATAATTTCATAAATTCATTAAAAAATACTTGACTCCAAGTTTAAAAAGCCTTATATTATAGTATGATAAAATGTGATAATTGTAATACTATGGAATTTGTTGGGACGATATTTTATCCTACATTATGTATTCCATGTATAATAAATTTGAAAAAAAAGTAAAAAAACACTTGACATTGATATTAGAAAGTGTTATATTATAGTGTAAGTTAATTAAAAAAGGATAAAAAAATTATGGATATGGGAACTTTTGCTTTAGGTTGTATGAATTATGAATTGGATAGAAACGCTGGTAATTTACCAGAGCACGATATAGAGTTCCAAGCCGAAACAGGCATAGGGCCTACTTATAATAATAATGAACCTATGACTAATCAAGAGTGGAGAGAAGCTCTTGAAGAAGATGGTAGGATGTCACCAGAAGAAATCGATGAGTATATCGGTTCTTTTGATATGTAAAGGAGAAAAATTATGGCTAAAGATGTAAGATATTATGTAAATGCTTGTATTGAGATATATGTACCAGACCAAGGTTATGGTGAAAAATCTCTAAAGAATGAAAACAGAGATGCTCAATGGTTTGCAAATGAGGTGGCTTCACAAATACCAAAAGCAATAAATAAGAACTTTCAATTTTCAGAAAGACCATATTCAGTAAATGATGTTATGGTTGGTAAAATAGAAAGAAGTGGCTAAATAATTTAAAAAAGTACTTGACTTGTATAGTAAAATGGCCTTATATTTAGGTATAATTTTTAAGGAGAAAATAAAGAAATGAGTAAGAATAAGAAACGAGTTACTAAAACTGATGTTGGTTATGGGGTTAAAGTAAAGGCCCTTGATGATATGGGTTTAAAAAATTCAGAGTTTGATAACTTAAATGATATGTTTGGTGTTTCCAATACTTCTGGTGTTAAGGAAAGTAAGTTGATGGATATGTTAAATGATGACCTTTGGGATGGTATTAATGACGATGAATTCTAATGACCCGTATTGGGAATTAATGTATCACATATCACCAGATACAATGTTATTAATGATTGATTTTATTGAAGATTGGGTTATAAATGAAAGGCCTGAAATATCACTAATGGAGGCTTGTTTTTTAACAAATAATATAGGAGTTGCATAATGAATTTAACATTACAAGAAATTTTAGATAGATTAAGAAATATAGAATCAGACGCTACAGATGCTTATTATCAAATACCTGATACAGATGAAAATGAAAACGCCAGAGGTTATTCTGATGGTTTGAGGTATGAGATTAGTAACTTGATTGAACAAGTTGAAGAAATGAATAATCAAGGATACACTATATCGTGAGTAGAGTAGATTTTCCAAACAGATTAAATAAGGTTCGTAGACAACTGAATCATATATTAAATGACCATAGATACTACCAACCAGACCATGTGAGAGAATTTACTATCAGTATGTATAACGCATTTGGTAAAAGAAAAATTACTGCCAAAATGGAAATCGCTATGGATAAGATTATTGAAAAATATGTAGAGTGGCAGAAAGATGAAAACAAATTAGATAAGTATAAAAAATTAGAGAATATCAGAGATGGTCAATACAAATTAAGCATCATTAGAACTTTATTGGGTGGATGTGGGTATAGACCAATGTATGTAGCTCGTAGTGAAGAGTTTTTAAATTCAATAGATAGACAATTAAGATTCAAAGGTACATTGACTAAAAAACAGAAGATGGCATTGAATCAGATGTACAAAAGATTTAAGGCAAAATGTGAATCTCGTGGTATCACGAATGTTAGGGTAGAAGAGAAATTGATGCCCATTGAAAAAAATTAAAAAAAAATAAAAAAAATTACATTTTGGGAATTTATATACATATATATTAATGTATAAAGTTTTTTGACAATTGAGAAATCGGAAAGTACAGAGAGTAATTAACTCTGTATGGGATTGGCTGAATAATGGGTATACTTCGGAAGCCCATAAAGCAATCCAAGATTAGTTCGTGGTGAACCTATAAAGCCGAATGGTAGAGTAGTTGAGACATCAATAATCTAATGTACTTGAAGAATAAAAACAGATAAGCGATTCTGTTGACCTTGTTGTGGGTAAGGGTAATACTGAAATCCCACTTTATGGCTGAATTAATCTAAACTTGGAGAGATAAAGCAATAATACAGAGGTTGTACTCACTTCAATGAGATTAACCATCTTGAGAAGAATCATCGTAACTGATGGGTATTAGGTACAAGGTATAAAAAATCCAAGCTTTAAGTTGTGAGTACTCGCAAATCTCACATCCCCAAGATTTCCAATTTTAAATATTTAAAAAATGGCCACACGATTTTTAGTTTCCACTATACTACAAACTTAAAAAACAAGATGGCCATTTTTTTTACCAATAATGAAAATATTTTGTAATAAAACAAAACAAGGTTATATTTATTTATGTATCGGAAAATGATACCAATAATAAATGATAAATAAACATAAACAATGAGGAGTTAATAATGGACTTAAACGCAATTAAAAAACGATTAAATCAGTTACAGACCACAAACAATCGTACTTCCAGTCTTTGGAAACC